TATTGCCTTTAACGTGGAGAGCTTGACAACTGAATGACCTTCTGCTATTATCTTGATATTGTTACAACTGTCACACACCTTAGTGTGCCAGTTGTATAAATAACTTTACATAACTTCACAGGACTCGAAAGATCGTAACCCTGCGATGATGTAAGAAAAACCCCATGTCGAGGGGTAAATAACATCCGCAGGTTTTTTTATTGCTTGCGAGACACTCTACAATAAACATGAAACTCAAATCAACAATCGCTGCAGTTGCAGCAACTCCTCTACTCGTATCTGGTGCAGCTTTTGCTGGTCCTTATGTGAATCTAGAGGCAAATGGTTCTTATCCTGATGGATCATACACATCTGGTGCTTTAGAAGCACAAATCGGTTACGAAGGAGAAACTCCTGGTGGAATCGGTTGGTATGCATCTATAGGACCTACTGTATCTCACACTGAGTCTACTGATGACTTCGGTGACGTAGAAATCGCAGGTTACCTTGGTGGATCTAAGCAGATCACAGAAAAGGTTGGTCTTTATGGTGAGATCTACGGTGTATCTAACGATAGCGACATCGACTTCTCTGGTAAGATCGGAACTAAGTTCACATTCTAAAACAGTTAGAATATAACAAACTAAATAGGGGTGTCTAGAACACCCCTTTTTTATTTCCTTGGAGAACTATGAGCAAATCACCTGGTGGCACAGTAATATACACAAGATCTGGATGCCCCTATTGCACAAAAATAAAAGAGGTGTATAATATGAACGGTTGGGGATTCACAGAGTACCAACTTAACGTTCAGTACACCAGAGAACAATTTAAACAAGAGTTTGGATCAGGTGCTACCTTTCCTCAAGTCGTGATCAACGGTCAGAAGATGGGTGGTTGTACTGAAACAGTTAGATATCTGAGAGAAACTAAATTAATTTGACATGAAAAACTATGACCCCGCTAATGAAATGCTTTACTCATTGCTTGATAAAGCATTAGACACAGCAATGTTAGAGGGTAAGTTTCTTTTTAGTATGGATGGTTACCTTAAGGGACATGAGTATACTCGTAGGCAAACTACTGAGTTGTTAGATTCATCTCCCTTCGGTGAGATCAAGTCAACCATAGAAGAACTCGACGGTTATCTTCATGGTGATAAGATGTTAAAGGAAGCATATGGTCATGTTACAAAGGCAAATGCTAGGAAAATTCTCAAGTACCTAATGAAGGTAAGGGATGAAGCATTGTCATACCATGAGACCAGAAAACCAGGCAGACCTAAGGGAGCAAAGAACAAAAAGAAACGTACTAAATAATGGCAGACATAATTGGAGGAACAACCATGGATCAGATTTCTTTTTACTATCTTGCGTTCTTCCTAACAATAGGTTCCTTTTTACTAGGATTTGTAGTATCATGGAACCTAAAGCATGTTTTTGATACATGGGAAGAGAAGGCAGACTACGCTGCTGAGGTCATACATCCTGAGATGTACGATGCAGATGGCGAACTAGCATCTCCTGATGAGATACTATACTTGCGTTTTACCGATGTATCTGATACAATAGATGACGAAGAAGATTAAGTTATGAAACTTTTATTATCTGAGGTGCTTCAGAAGGCACACAATGCGAAGACTAAAGCGGAGAAGATTAACATCCTTCGTAAGAATAAAAGCGATGCTTTGGTCTCTGTATTCATTATTAACTTTGATGAATCAGTAGTACCAGTAGTTCCATTAGGTGAGGACGTACCTTACCGTAAGAACGAAGCACCTGCAGGTACTGAGCATTCTAAACTAGAACATGAAGCAAGGATACTATATCATTTCTTTAAGGGTGGATCTAAACTCACTCCTATTAAGAGAGAGACCATGTTCATCCAACTGTTAGAAGGTCTGCATCAAGATGAAGCAGAGGTCGTAATCAAAGCAGTAAATAAGAATTTACATAAAAGATATAAGATCACACAAGCATGTGTGAAAGAAGCATTTCCAGAGATAGTCTGGGGCGGTAGGTCATGAAGGTCTTAGTGCAAGATTGCAACTTAGAAAAAGACAACAACAAAGAACTACCTGTCAATGCTTACGTTGTTAAGTATGTAAAGGATGATAAGGTTTTACATGACATTGTACTAGCAGGTCATAATGGTACCGTAGGTATCTTTGATCACTACTGGGATCTATACAAGGAGGGATTAAAAGGATGGCACCAAGCAGATGGGAGAGTTCCCGTGAGGCAATGGAGATCTATGCAAGAAGTCGAGCGAGACAGCAAGAAAAAAGTAAGGAAGAAGAAGTGAAGAGTCCTTTCTATCAATTTAAACAGGGGTTTAAAGATGGTACAGAGGATGACAAATATTATCAGGAACTAGGTTCCAAGTTCGTTGATAATACTCTCGGTTTAATATTCGCACCCTTTATAGTATGGGGAGCATGGAACATATGTATTCCTGCATTGTTTGGACTACCACCAATAGGATATCTTTATTCTTTAGCACTGTATTGTTTATTTAAAATTCTTAGATGAGTAAAGTCTGTTTCGTTTCCGTCACTCCTGACGCTGAAAAAACTATAGGATACATCGCAAGAGTATCTAACCCCAACAACCAAGACAACCCTAAGGTTGAGAAGTTGTTGGAGTATTGTATCAAGCATGGACATTGGTCTATCTTTGAGCAAGCACACATGACACTAGAGATTAATACTTCTCGTGCTATTGGTGCACAAATCCTCAGACATAGATCATTTACTTTCCAAGAGTTCTCACAGAGATATGCTAACACCGAACTACTCGGTACTAACATACCACTTCCAGACTTGAGGAGACAGGATGAAAAGAACAGACAAAACTCTATTGATGACCTAGATGAAAAACAAGTTGCGTTCTTACAGGGGAGGATCTCGCAGTACTTCGCTGAAGGAATTGATTTATACAGCGAACTTATTCGTGAGGGGGTTGCGAAGGAATGTGCGAGAATGGTTCTCCCACTAGCAACACCTACTAGAATATACATGACAGGAAGTGCACGTTCTTGGATGCACTACATAACATTAAGAACTGCCAACGGTACACAGAAGGAGCACATGGACATAGCAAACCTATGTCGTGACCACTTCATCTGTAACTTCCCCACAGTATCCAAAGCAATGGGGTGGTGTCCTACTGTAGAAGATTGCGATTGTGATGACTATTGGAATGACCTACAACCTTGTTTGAGGATAGACTAATGCCGAACTACGATTTTAGAAACAAAGAAACTGGTGAGATCATAGAAGTATCCATGTCTATGACTGCTCTGGATAAATATAAAGAAGAGCACCCAGAATTAGAAAGATACTTTGGCAATCAAGGTACGTCTGCCATCTATGGCAAACCAAAACAATCTGATGGATTTAAGGATGTGATGTCTAAAATACAGAACGCACACCCTAAAGCAAACCTATCGAGGTATACTTAATGCCAAGGAAAAGAAAGAACGGTGGTACTCCGATAGCGGCTATGTCATCGAAGCAAATCAGAAGAGCAAAACCTATTAACATTGACCACCTCAAGACGATTGAGCCTTTAACGGACAATCAGAAGAAGGTCTTTGAGTCTTACAAGGCAGGTAAAAACCTTGTACTACATGGTGCTGCAGGTACAGGTAAGACATTCATTAGTTTATATCTTGCACTCGAACAGATACTAGATCTAAATTCTCCTTACGAGAAGATCTACATGGTTCGATCACTCGTACCTACTAGAGAGATTGGTTTCTTACCAGGTGACCATGAGGATAAGAGTAACCTGTATCAGATACCATACAAGAACATGGTGAAGTACATGTTTGAGATGCCTGATGAATCATCTTTCGAGATGCTTTATGATAACCTAAGGACTCAAGCAACTATTTCTTTCTGGTCTACTTCATTCATTAGAGGTACTACATTTGATAGGTGTATCATAATTGTTGATGAGTTCTCCAACCTTAACTTCCATGAGTTAGATTCTATTGTCACTCGTGTTGGTCAGGATTGTAAGATTATATTCTCTGGAGACTACTCCCAGTCTGACCTCCTTAAGAACGGAGAACGTCAGGGTGTGCTAGATTTCATGAAGATCTTGCAAACTATGCCATCATTTGATATAATAGAGTTTGGTATAGAAGACATCGTTAGAAGCGGTTTAGTCAGAGAATATCTCGTCAGTAAAATCCAATCAGGACTTGTTTAATGAAAACATTTAATCATGTGGGTGCTGCTAGTGAACTAGCAGAATTAAAAACCCAAAACGTTGAGGGTCAAAGGTTCTACAAATCACCATCAGGTAAGTGGTATCCTTCTGTTACTACTGTGGTTGGTAAGCAATCCATAGAAGGTATCAAGAAGTGGGAACAAAGGATTGGATACATGAAGGCAGAGAAGATCAGAAGACAATCTGCATGGCGAGGTACACAGTACCATAGTATAGTTGAGTATTATCTGAACAATGAAGCTGAAAAAATTAAAGAAAGCGAAGGTCTTCCCCAGTTCCTTTTCGGGTCTTCTCGTGAGGTGCTTGATCGGATTGATAATATTCATCTGTTGGAAGCCCCTTTATATTCTGACGACCTTGGTGTGGCTGGTCGTGTTGATTGCATCGCTGAATTTGATAACGAACTTGCTATAATAGATTTTAAAACAACCAATGCTCTTAAGAAAACAGAGTGGTTGGAGAAGTATTTCGTACAGGAAGCAGCGTATGCTTACATGTATTGGGAAAGAACTGGTGTTGAGGTTGATAAACTTGTCACTCTATCTGTAGCAGAAGATGGACAGACACAGGTAGAACAACGTTACGACAAGGCACCTTACATTGATACACTATGTGAATGGATCACAGAGTTTAAGATGAGTATGTTAACTGACTGGGTGAAAGAGGAGGTCGGTGCGTGAAAGAACTAGAAGAAAACTTTATGACACAAGCAAAGTTTAGTGGTTTAGTTGAGACTTGTGTAGCAGAATCAAATGGATTGATAAACTACATAGAAGCAGTAGCAACTGTATGTGATGACTATGATATTGAGGTTGAGGTAGTAAACAAACTCATTTCTAAACCACTGAAGGATAAGATTAAAGCAAACGCACAACTACTTAATTGTATAAAGAGAACTACTAGAGGAGTGTTACCACTATGACAAATTCAGCAGAAGATTTTTTTAAGTCAGAAGTTATAGCAGAGGAGTTAAATGATCTTCAGCAGACTTATACTGATCTGTTAAGAATGTCACAGAACTTTCAGACACTAGATGAGAACGGACAGTTAGAACACATTGAGAAGACACTAGAACTCATAGCTAAACAGAAAGTATTTTATGCTAGACTCAATCTAATGCAGCAGCATGTTGACTTGGAAGCAGAGGGAGAAGAGAATGATATCAAAGCAATCAAGGACAAGATCGATAAGTGTAGTAGCGTGTACTCAGGTGGTCAAAACCTAATGGCAGTCTTGGATGCCATGGAACAGAAACTGCTGACATGGAGAAAGGGACTACTTGACAAAGCCTAAATAATAAGGTACGATAACAAAGTACAAACAAGCCAAATACAAACATACGGAGAATACAAATGTCATTTGCATCGCTTAAGAAATCCTCAGGTTCAGTTGCAAAACTAACTAAGGAGCTAGAAAAACTTAGCAGCAAAGGAGGCGGTAACGGTCCTGATGATAGACTCTGGAAACCAGAAGTCGATAAAGCAGGTAACGGTTACGCTGTAATAAGATTCCTTCCTGCACCTACAGGAGAGGAGTTACCATGGGCACAGGTCTGGAGTCATGCATTCCAAGGAACTGGTGGTTGGTACATCGAGAACAGTTTGACTACACTAGGTCAAAATGATCCTGTCGGTGAACTAAACCGTGTACTATGGAACAGTGGTATTGATTCTGATAAAGATAT